CGCATAGCGAGTACGAGCGGGTGATAGAGCTGCTGTCTGCTGCAGGAAAAAATGATGCACTATACGAGGCGGTCATCAATGACTACTGCGTCTATAAGGCCGATATTCTCCGCTACATGGAGATGCGCGAGGCAATCCAGGATGATGACAGCATTGACTCCGGTAAAAGGTACAAGCTGATCATGGACGCCGACAGCCGGATTGAGACATACAGGGCGAAGCGATTTGCCATTGAGAAGGAAAACGGCTTCACCATCGCAAGCGCACTGCGGGCGATCCCGAAAAAGCCGGAAGTTAAGAGTGATCCATTACTTGATGCGTTACGGGGTGGCGCGGATGCTGTATGAGAAAGCGATGGATTATGCGCAGAGATGTATCTCTGGTGAGGAAATCACAACACTGGAAGTGAAAAAGCAGTGTGAATGGTTTCTTGAGGATCTGGATAAACAAAATCAAGAAATTTATGCGTACTATTTTGACCACAAGAAATTGCGCATTGTTGAGAATCTTCTGAAAATTATGAACTTTGCAACGGGCATAGGTGTTGTCGGAAAGCGGATATACGATGCGCTGGAAGATTTCCAGGCTTTTTTTATTGCCAACATTTTTGGCTGGCGGTGCAAATCTGATTCAGACAAATTCCGATACCGAGAAGGAATACTATTTGTTCCACGAAAAAATGCAAAGACGTTTTTGGTTGCGCTGGTCATCATCATTCTCATGTTGACAGAAGAGAATTACAGTGAGTTTTATTCCATTTGCTTGGACCGGGACCTGGCCGGCGAGGTCAAAAAGGCCATCCGGCAGATCATTGAGGCGAGTCCTGCTTTGATTGAATATTTCCGCATCCCCAAAACTCTATCAGGCCGGGTAGAATGTATGCTTACCCACAGCTTTTACCAGCCGCGCACAGCAGAGGCCAATAGAAATAATGCGATCAGACCATCTGCTTTTGTCGCTGACGAATACGGTGCCATGAAAGACAATTCAAATGTTGCCGCCATGAAATCCGGCCAGTTAAGTGTGAAGAATCCCCTAATGTTCAAAGTGACAACGGCATATGCAGAAGACAAATCCATCATGTTGGACGAGCTGGATTATCTGCGGCGTATTTATGGGGAGACAGAAGCAGATGACCGCCTATTTGCAATGCTGTATTATGCGCCGGAGGAGCACCTGTGGGATGATATAGGACTGCAAATGGCAAATCCGTTGCGTGTGCCGGAGAACTATTATGAGATAAAAGAAAGCCGTGCAAAAGCTCTGGCAAAGCCTTCAGAACGCGAAGAATTTCTTACAAAGCATATGAATCACTTTGTGCCAAGCAACAGCGGCGAGGCATTTATTGCAATCGAAGATGTAAAAAAGTGCCGCAGTGATGCTGCAATCGATTGGACGGGACGCGATGTGTATGTTGGGATTGATTTAGCGATGACAAATGATAACTGCGCCGTTGCGATGGTTGCAGCAGACGGAGATAAGATCATAGCAAAAGCATGGTCATTCATACCGGCAGAAAGAGTTGACAGCAAAAGCAAGCTGGAGAGAACGGATTATAGACGGTTTATACAAGCTGGCTCCTGTTTTCCGTGCGGCGATGAGGTCGTCAGCTATGAGTTTATTGAACAGTTTATTGTTGAGCTGCCGGAAAAGTATAGCGTGAACGTGCTGCAGATCGGTTACGACCGCTATAACTGTATCAGTACAGCAAATAAACTGGATGCTGCCGGATTTGAATGTATAGAGATCAAACAGCATTCAAGCGTCCTGCATCCGCCGATCAAGCTGCTTCGAGACAGTATCCTTGGCGGGAATTTCAAATATAATGCCGATATGCAGTATGAAGGCAACTTTCAAAATGCAAGAGCGTTGTATGATACAAATCTGAATATGTACTTAAGCAAGAAAAAAAGCACAGGGAAAATCGATATGTTGATGGCAACAGTAGATGCGGTATACCTGCTGCAGCAGGATATGCTGTTCGGCGCAGATGAGTTTGTAGTCCAAACATAGGAGGAAGCAAATGGGGCTCTTTCAAAAAAATAAAGCAGAAGTAAGAACGGGTGAAATACAATTTGATGATGCGCTGCTGAAAGCACTGCTGGGAAGCGGCACGGTCACAAAAGAGATGGCACTGCAGATTCCGACTGTCAGCGCCGGCATCGATTTGATCGCTAACGTGATCGCCAGTACACCTATCAAGCTGTATAAGGAGTCTGGTGAGCAGACCGAGGAGATAAAAAATGACTCCAGGCTCCGGCTGCTAAATGACGAGACTGGGGATACGTTGAATGCCAATGAGTTTTGGCGGGCTATCACAAGGGATTATTTTCTCGGCAAAGGCGGTTATGCGTTCATTAACCGGGAAAAAGGGAAGATAAAAAGTCTTCACTATGTGGATGAGGCTCAAATCACGATCCAGAAGAATAGTGACCCGATTTTCAAGGATTTTGACATTTTGGTACAGGACCGGTCCTGCAAGCCATTTGACTTTTTGAAGATACTCCGAAATACAAAAGACGGAGCTGCAGGTATGCCAATCACCCAAGAGAATAGCAAACTGATTGAGGTGGCCTATGAGTCACTTTTGTTTGAACGGAGCTTGGTACAGCGGGGCGGAAACAAAAAAGGTTTTTTGAAGGCGGAAAAGAAAGTCGACGATGAATCTTTGACGGTACTGCGCAGAGCGTTTGCCAATTTGTACAGTAACCAATCTGATAACATGATGGTCTTAAACAATGGCATCGATTTCAAAGAATGTTCCAATACGCCGACAGAGCTACAGCTAAACGAAAATAAGGCATCTAATGCTGAAGAGTTTGCAAAGATTTTCCATGTCTCGACCGCCATGATGTCCGGCAAAGCCGCAGACGCAGATACAGCCAATCTTGCCAAGTTGGCGGCGATTCCGCTGATGACGACAATTCAATGTGCCTTAAATCAGGACTTCCTTCTGGAAAAAGAGAAGGGGGTTTTTTATTGGGCGTTTGATACCAAAGAGTTACTCAAAGGAGATATGCAGAGCCGGTTCGCAGCGTATTCAGAAGCTGTAAGAGCTGGGTGGTTATCCAAAAATGAAATTCGCTATCAAGAGGATATGCCGTATATAAAAGGATTGGACATTGTCACGATGAGCCTGGGCGACGTTATTTTAGATACTAAATCTGGGAATTATTTCACTCCTAACGTCAAAAATATAACAAATTTTGAAACTTCTACAGGAGAAGCATTTTTGAAAGGAGGTGAAACATATGAAAATAGAAATCAGAGCTGACGGCGCTCATATTTCCGGTTATGCAAATGTAGTGGAAAGAAAAAGCAGGCCGGTCATCACGCCACATGGCAAAGTCGTTGAAGAGATCGAGCCTAGGGCCTTTGAGCGGGCGCTGGAGCGGGCAGACAATGTGACATTGACCAAAGATCACGAGCCGGATTTAGTGCTGGCAGAGACGCGCTCTGGGAGCTTGAGCCTGTATGAGGACTCTATTGGCCTGCATTATGACGCGACCGTCACAGACCAGCAGACGATTGAAGAAGCACGGGCCGGAAAAATCAGAGGCTTGTCCTTTGGTATGCGAAACGTAGTTGACACCTTGGAAGAGCGAGCAGGGGAGCTGCCGCTGCGCAAGATTCAGGAATTAGACCTGGACCACATCACCTTGGTTGTCAAAAAGCTGCCGTGCTATTCGGCAACGTCGGTGGAACTGCGAGCGGATGAAGAGGTAGACATCGAGACAAGAGCAAATGAAGAGACCCCGCAAATTACGGAGGCAGAGCCGGAGACGCCCTGCGCTCCGTTTTTTGATAACTCGGCCTTTAGGAGCCGGGTAGAAGCCATTAAAAAGTAGAGATTGAAGGGAGAAATACAATGACGAATTTGAAAGCACTGATGGAAAAAAGAGCGGAGCTGCAGCAGTCTATGGACGAGCTGGTCAGCACTGCAGATCAGGAGACAAGAGCAATGACGGAAGAAGAGGTCGCCAAGTTTGACGCGGCAGAGCGGGAAATCAAGGCAATCGATGAGACCGTCGCAAGAGAAGAGCGGGCCAGGAATGTAGAAAAGAAGGCGATCCCTGACGCAGCCGAAGAGCGGGCAATTCAGGAAGAGGCCGACTTTGCAAACTTTATTCTGGGTAAGGTATCGGAGCTGCGTGCCGGCGAACAGAATATGACAATGGCCAACAACGGCGCTATTATCCCGACGTCCATTGCCAATCGCATTATCAAGGCCGTCAAGGACCGCTGCCCGATTTTGGCAAAGGCGACGATTTATAATGTCAAAGGTACGCTGAAGGTGCCGGTTTGGGGCAAGGCCAACAATACCCATGACATCACTGTGGGCTATCAGAACGAATTTACAGAAATCACAGCCGATGCAGGCAAGTTTACTTCTGTAGACCTGTCCGGTTATCTGGCAGGCGCTCTGACACTGATCGGCAAGAGTGTGGAGAACAACGGTACTTTCTCTGTGGTGAATTTTATTGTCAATCAGATGGCAGAGGAGATCGCCTCCTTCCTGGAAAAAGAGCTGCTTGTCGGTACTGCCAATAAGGCGACCGGCGCATTGGACACTACTACGAGCCTGACTGCTGCTGGCGCAGCGGCTATTACAGCAGATGAGCTCATCGATCTGCAGTCTAAAGTTAAGCAGGTCTACCAGGCCAATGCTTGTTGGACTATGCATCCTGATACCTTTGTGGCCATTAAAAAGCTGAAGGACAGCAATAACCGTTATTTGCTCCAGGATGACATCACTGGAGAATTTCCGTACCGGCTGCTGGGAAAGCCTGTCTATCTCTCTGACAATATGCCGACGCTGGCAGCAGGTGCAAAGACGGTGCTCTACGGCGATTATTCCGGCCTTTCTGTCAATATGCGGGAGAACATCTCTGTAGAGGTTTTGCGCGAGAAATACTCGACTATGCACGCGATTGGCGTCGTTTCCTGGTTTGAGTTTGACAGCAAGGTAACTGACAATCAGAAGCTGGCTGTGCTGGTGCAGAAGGCAGCATCCTAATAATACAAGCCGGAAAGGAGCGTGCGCATTTGAAGATCAGTGAGATCCAGCAGACAGATGTGGCAAACTACCTGCGGCTGGAGGAAGGCGACTATGACAGCAGTCTGCTGCAGGCCGTTATGGATGCAGCGAAAAAGTTTATTTTGAGCTATACGGGTATTTCCGACCTGGATGATTACGAGGACTTTTCCATCGCCTATCTGGTACTCTGCCAGGATATGTTTGACAACCGCACGCTTGCTGTAGAGAACACGGCAGTCAACCGCGTCGTAGAGAGCATTTTGGGGCTTCATGTGAGGAATCTGGTATGAATGTGAATCCCGGAGAGCTGAAACAGAAAATTGAGATTCTGAAGCGGGAAACGGTCCCGGATCAGGACGGCTATGGCGTTAAATGTATCGAGACAGTCGTGCATCGGTGCCGCGCAAAATTCAGCCGGACAAGCGGTACAGAGATACAAAAGGCCGACACAGATTTTTCGGAGATCAAAGCACGGTTTCTGATTCGCTTTACAAAGAAGCCTCTGGACCGGCGGATGATTGTTCGGTATCGGCAGGATCTGTATGAAATACTCTATCTCAATGACTACACAGACAGCCACGAGTACATTGAGATTTGGTGCGAGAAGTTGAGCGTGGAGGACTGACATGAGCCTAAATCAAGTGATACGGACAGCTATTTTACCGCTGGTGCCGATCTGTGTTCCTGATCTATACAAGCCGCAAGGGAAGCCGGCAGCTTCAGAGTACTGTACATTTCAGTATTCCGAGCTGCCGGCCTGCTTTGGCGACGATGCTCCGGCGTCTATACGGTATCTCGGCCAGCTTCATTGGTTTTTGCCCTGGACGGATAAAAAGGGCGCTGCTGTCAATCCGCTGGGAAAGAAGAGGAAGATACGACAGGCATTGTTTGAGGCGGGCTGTACTTTCCCGGATGTGACAAACGCTTCTGATGAAGTTTCGCAGCATTACGTTTTTGAGTTTGAATTTGTCGAGGGAGTAGACCAAGATGGCTAGCTTTGACTTCAGCGGGATCGAAGAGCTTATGGCGGGGCTGCATGAGATTTCCGCCTTATCGGACGACACGGTAGAACAGTTGCTGCTTGCAGAGGCGGCTGTCGTGGAAAAAGCACAGAAGCAGACGGGCCTTGCAATGGGCGTGCATCGCACGGGCGTCACATTAGACTCTATTTCGCATGGGAAACTGAAAAAAACAGCAAACGGCGGTCGTGCTCTCTACGTCTATCCCCGTGGAGTTAATTCCAAAGGGATCAGAAATGCAGAAGTTGCCTTTATCAACGAATTTGGAAAAACCAATCAAAAAGCACGTCCCTTTATCAAAACGGCAAATGAGACGTGCGCAGACGAGGCAGTAGATGCAGCTGCCAAGGTATACGCCAGCTATCTGGCATCAAAAAAATTATAACGGAGGTACTTAAATGAGCAAGGTAAAAACAGGCATGAAACTGCCTAAATTTGCAGTTATCAAAACAGAGCCAGCCAACGCTCTGCCGACTTATGACACAGAGATCGTGACGATTGGCGAGGCGATTACCGGCAACTTGACCGTGAATCAGGCCAGCGGAGAGTTGTACTCTGACGATGCGCTGAATATTAAAGTCACGGACTTTTCCAACGGCTCTCTGTCCCTGGAGACAGACGGCCTTGACGATGAAGTGGCGACGGTTATTTTCGGCGCAACGTCGGCAGAAGGTCTCGTGACATATTCTGCCGGGGATGTGGCTCCTAATGGCGGCTTGACATATTACGTCCCTATGCGGGATAAGACTGGGACGGCCTACTATAAGGGATATTACTTCCCCAAGGTCCAGGCGGCGATGGGCAATGACAATGCCTCTACACGAGGTAGCTCTATCAGTTTCCAGACGGCCAGCACCACGTTTACTGTTATGAAATGCAACAGCGAGGTATGGATGCAGACCGAGATCCTGGAGACAGAAAGTGCTGCCGTTACTTGGTGTGAGACAAAACTAGGGAAAACGACAAATGCATCTTAAGAAGAGGGCGGAAACGCCCTCTTTAGTTTAGGAGGTTTCCTTGAAAGCGATTGAGTACAAATTGGATGGCACAGCGTACTATCTTGTCTTTAATGGCTTTGCAATGTTTGAGTTTGACGAACAATTTAGTGGTGCCAGCCATTTGATGGAATCGGTACAGACAGTTGGGAAAAACTCTTTTGAGTTGCTTTGCAAAGCTACGGCAATTCTGGCAGAACAGGGAGAGCTGGCAAGACGGGCGCTTGGATATGAGAAGCAGCCGATTCCAACACTGGAAAAAATCAGAGCGGTAGCGAGGCCGTTAGATGTGATCGGGATGCGTACTGCTGTAATGCAGGCAATCATGGCAGGCTACGGCAGAGAAATAGAATCGGACGAAGATGTAGACCTAGTCTTGTTGGAATTGAGTCAAAAAAAAACGAGCGTTTGAAAAAGAGCGAGTATTTGAATCTCGGAATCAAACTTGGTTTGACTGCAGCAGAGACGCTGTGGCTGGCACCAGGTATTGTATTTGATATTTTGGAGCTGAAAAACCGAGAGATCAGAAAGGAGGGACCGGAGCAATGGCAGTAAGGACAATTTCAACAAAATTAGCCATTGAGGGAGAACAAGAGTATAAACGCTCGATTGCCGACATCAATTCATCCTTGAAAACTCTGCAGTCCGAACTTCAAAAAGTAGAAAGCCAGTATCAGGATGATGCTAACTCTGTTGAGGCATTGCGTGCAAAACAAGACGCTCTTTTGAAGATACAGGACAAAGAGCGAGAAAAACTTAAAGAGCTGAAGCTGGCCCTGGAAAATGCACAAAAAGCACAGAAACAGCACGCGGACTCTTATGCTTCATATAGTGCAAAGGTTTCAGAGGCAGAACGAAAACTGGCTGCACTGAAAGATTCTACCGGCGATACGGTGGAGGAGCAGAAGAAGCTGACGCAGGAGCTGGAAGAGTATAAAAAAGCACAGGCCCAGGCGAAATCTTATCAGGACGCGGCGGCTCGTGGTGTGGAGGAATGGCAGACAAAAGTCAATCGTGCTGAACGTGATGTGAATGATTTAACGTCCAGCATTGAAAAGACTAATAAAGCGTTGGTAGAGGCCAAGAGCAGATTCAAAGAGTTTTCTGCTGCAGCAGACAATCTGAATAGCGTGGGAAATAAGCTGTCAGTGGGACTTACAGCTCCTCTAACTGCGGCTGGAACTGCCGCCGTTTCCTATGCCAGCAATACCGACGAGGCGCTCAACAAGGTCGAGGTGGCCTTTGGAGATTCCGCAAATATAATTAAGCAGTGGTCAGATACGACGTTGACATCTTTAGGTCTGGCAAAGGGTACAGCCTTGGATATGGCCGCCTTGTATGGCGATATGGCGACAGCAATGGGCTTTACCGATGAAAAAGCAGCGGAGATGTCAAAGTCACTGGTGAGCTTGGCTGCTGATCTGGCATCTTTTAAGAATATCTCCATAGAGACAGCTAATACGGCTCTAAAATCAATTTTTACCGGCGAAACTGAAAGCCTGAATCTTTGGGCGGCTATAGCGTGAGCTGTAGCAAAAACAATCTGGTGAACGCAAGCAAAAGCGGTGTGGCTATGCAAATTGTATAGTTGCTAACGGTGGACTCTAAAGTTAGTTGTTTCATAAGTGAAAGACAAACTATGAGAATACCGTGCCAAGCCGGTCTTTGACCGGAAGGTGTAAAGACTATTCCGAAAGGAAGTAGGGCAGAGATTAGCACTGTCCGAAGCGCCAGACCTCTCTTTGAGAGGAAGATATAGTCTAAACCCCTAATAAATATCGGGAAACCGAGGGTACATAATTGAAAGAATCTTGGAGTCGTAATGACCGAGACAAATTTGAGCAACTATGCGATGTCTCAAGGCTTCAAAGAAACCTATTCTCAAATGGACCAGGCGGAAAAAGTGGCGCTGCGGTATCAGTATGTTATGGAGATGACCGCCAATGCTCAAGGCGATTTTGCCCGGACGTCAGATGGCACAGCAAATCAGCTTCGCATTCTGCAGGAGTCCTTAAAAGAGGCGGCGGCAACCCTTGGCAGCGAGCTGTTGCCAATCGTGACGCCAATTATTCAAAATCTTGGAAAGCTGATTCAGTCTTTTACGGATTTAGACGAGGGAACAAGAAAAGCTGTTGTACAGGTTGGCTTGTTTTTGGCAGCACTTGGACCGTCGCTGAAACTTACAGGTGGATTTACAAATGCATTAGGCGGTGCTATCAAGGCATTGTTCTCACTAAAAGCTGCACAAGCCGGCGCGACTACTGGGCAGCTGGCCCTCAATGCAGCAATTAAGTCTAATGGCATTACAGCACTGATTTCTGTGTTAGGCAGTGCAGCGGCGGCACTCATTTCTTGGATTGCTTCAAGCAAATTAGCCAAAGGTGCGCAAGAAGATTTTAACGATGAATTAAAAAAAGCTCAAGAGACACTGGAGGAGTCTCAAACTAAAACTCTGGCAACCGCAGCCGTAGCAGAGCAGTACATTGATAAGCTGAAAGAACTGGAAGCGACAGGTCTGAAAACGGATGAGCAGCAGAAAGAATATCACAATACATTAGTACTGCTCACAAGGACTATTCCGGAGCTTGCGGATCAAATCGACCTGCAGACTGATAAGATCAATGGTGGCACCGAAGCCTTGGAGAAAAATACTGCGGCATGGGTAGAAAATGCAAAGCAGCAGGCGTATCAGAATTATCTTAATACGTTGTATGAGAAGTATGGAGAGGCCTTGCAGGATGCGGCAGAAAATGAGATCAAGCTGACAGAGGCAAAACAGAAAAGAGAAGCAGCTGAAAAAGGATTGGATGCGGCCATTGAGCGACGCAATGAGCTATACGAGCAGGCTCAAGCAGAAGGACGTGCCGTTGCAGATGAATACTATGAGCTAGGAGATGCTATCTCTGAATATGAATTAGAAATTTTTGAAGCCAGCAAATCAGTTGATAAGTATCAAAAAGCATTAGATGAATCCAATGAAACCGTTGCAGCAGCAAAGGCAGAAATGGACTCTGCGAAAGAGATAGTAGATGAGATAATTGAAGCGTTTGATACATCAACTAATAGCATGGAAAGCAACTCTGAACAAGCGGAACAAGTTGCAAACAGTGCTGAAGCTTTGGAAAAGGCCCAGAAAGAGCTGGAGGAACAGACCAAAAGTCTTACCAAAGCTAATGATATGCTGTCCAGCGCACTGAAAGAGCAGGAGTCTAACGGTTCACTCAGTCTTGACACAACGCTACAACTGATTGACGCCGGATATGCGGCGGCTCTGGCTATTGACGAAGAGTCCGGAGCTGTGACCATTGACCAGCGAGCCTATGTGAATTTGGCAAAATCCAAAATTGAAGAGCAGATTGCCACCCTCAATGCCAAGATAGCAAGCGAAGAGGCACAGCTGACCTTGCGGGAAGAAGCATATGAGGCTGCTATGGCAGCTAATTCATATATAGGTGCAGCAGAAGCTAAAGCGGTATTTGCAGGTGCCAGTACAGAAGAGATTGCAGCAATGCGAGCGCAAAAAGCGGTGTTGGAGCAAACGATAAACCAGCTGGGCAATTATCCGCCGGTAGTGTCTGCCGCCGCTGGTGCCTCCAAAGCAATGACGACCCAGGCTCAAAAGGACGCCGAAACCTTTAAGAAGCTCCAAAAGGACTTGGACCATCAGCGCAATATGGACCTGCTGAGTGATAAAGAATATTATGAAAAGCTGCAAGAGTACCGCGATAAATATCTGACAGATGACTCAAATCTGGACGAATACCGGAAGATCACAGAGGAAATATTCAAATACGATAAACAGCTGTCAGATGAAGAAAATGAGCTCTGGGAGAAGCAGACTGATGAGCTGATTGATACACTGGAGGACAGACTGAATGCCGTTAAGGATAAACAGGAGGACATGGCTGATAAAATGTCAGACTATGGCGACCTGTTCAAAATTGAAGACGACGGTAGCGTCACATTAGGAGATCTGCAGGAGCAGACAGACGCTATCGAGGAATACAGCGATGTCCTGGATATGCTGAAAGAGAAGGGCGTCAGTGACGGAATACTCCAGGAAATTCTTTCAATGGACGTTGATGAGGCTACGGCATTTGGCAAAAAGCTCTTGGAGATGTCTGATGAAGACTTTGAAAAGTACAATGGCCTTTGGGAAGAAAAGCAAAAAACTGCACAGGAAATCTCGGCTAGGTTTTATGCCAATGAACTTAAGACTCTGGAAGAAGAGTACAATGAAAAATTAGGCAATTCGCTTGATACAATGAAAGATACGGCCTTTACCAGTGGTGAAAAGACAGGGCAAGGGCTGTTGGATGGATTATCTTCCAAAGAACAAGAGATTTATGCCAAAGCGAGATCTATTGCTGATGAAATCTCCAGATTATTGTCAGCTGCATATCCGGAAGAACCTACGGTCGACGGTTCCCATGCCGGCGGCCTTCCGTTTGTTCCGTCTGATGGCTATATGGCAGAGCTGCACCAGGGAGAACGAGTTTTGACGGCAGAAGAGGCAAAAGCATATCTTACGCGATCCATTCCGTCGGATTTTTCTGTTGCCTCCGGCAGAAACCAGGGGCAGGAAGCTGTGAGTGCTATGGTCAACGGTATTGCAGGCGTTATGTCACAGACTGGACAGCCTTCCAAAGCGCCGATACAAATCAAACTTGTATTAGAAAATGGGAAAGAACTTGCATCAGTGGTTTATGATCCGATAAAAGATTTGAAAAAACAGAGAGGTGATTAAATGAGGCAAACGATTGCTATAACAAACGGCACTATAACTGTAGAAATGCCAAAAGTGAAAGCGGTCGAAGTCGGCGCTGTAGAAGTGGCAATTTCCAAGCAAATGGCATCCGGAAAAATCGTCAAAGATGTCACGGGCTACCGGCCAACCATTTTAGCCAGTTGGGACTTTGTCCCTGCCGATACGATCACCAATTTACTGACACTGCTTCGCAGCGGCAGCTTTTTTACGGTGCTTTATCCGGCACCGACCGGAGATGAAAACGGCATATTTTCCGTTACATATCCCACTTTGGGCCTATTTTCTTTCATTGGTGGTGTCCCGGTTTGGCATAATGTCACACTTTCCATGGAAGGGCAGGTGGCGGAGTGAAGCAGACCAGTAGTTCTTATCAGGCATACCCTGATAGCCGGAGAGTCGACGTCAGAATATCGTTCCGGCTGCTCGATAAAGATGCAAGCGACAATGCTTCGCTCACACACAATGGGGTAGAATCTATCAGCAATGTGGAGACGATTTTACAGGAAGAGCATCACGCTTCTGTCAAAAAACAGACACTTGAAAAGAACCTGTGGATCCTGGATGGGAGCTGGAGCTGTACAAACGGAAATATCGGATATTGGAGTTCGGCTTTATCGGGACCTGACTGTATGTTTTCCGAACCACCGAAACTGACCGCGACTCTTTCAGCGCCTGCTTCCAGCATTGGATTTTCTCTGCAATTTGATGATTTGGCAGAATGCTGGCCGACACTGATCAAGATAACGGCCTATCAAGGAGAGACGCTGCTGGCAGAAAAGATATTTTCAAACTCTGGTGATTTTTTAGCGGCAGATATGCCGGTTGAAAATTATGACAAGGTCGTCTTTGAGTTTCTGAAAACAGACAAGCCTTACAGAAGGATCAAACTCTACGAGCTTCTGTTTGGTATCGTGCAGCAGTATAGTGCCGACAATCTGGTGACGGCGACATTCAAAGCTGGGTGTGCGATAGATGGAGAAAGTCTACCGGCGCGGGAGCTTGTCTTTGTAATTGAAAACCAGGATAAAAAGTATAACTTTGTAAATCCGAAAGGGATTTATAAATATCTGCAAGATGGCCAGGAGATTCGTCCCAAAGTGTTGATCGGCGGCGAAGAAGTCGACATGGGGACACACTATTTCACAAAGGCGGAAGCCAGAGACGGCGCATTGACGGCGGAAATCACTGCCCATGACCCGGTTTATTGGCTTGATAACGAAACTTATGACGGTGGCACTACAGGGCAGTGGACGCTTCAAGAAGCACTTGCTGCTGTTTTAGATTCACAATATGAGATAGATCTACCGGCATCACTTGCCTCTAAAATTGTCAATCGCTGCATTCCGGTCGAAACTTCAAAACGTGAGGCATTGCGACTTTTAGCACAGGCAGCCTGCTGCTCTTGCTGGTTTGATAGAAATGGGAAATTTACTTTTCGAGAGCTTTCCATGACAGATATTCCTGTTGATACGCTGACAGAAGACAATATGGAAGCTATGGATGGAATCGGCACGTCAGAAAAAATCGACCGTGTGGAGCTGACAGTGAGGAATGAATTTTCCAAGAGCGACCAAACATTTATATCCGGTACCGGGAAAAATACATTTTCAATACAAAATCCATGCGCATACAATGGACAAGCTGTTGCAGACTGGCTTTTGGCGGTAAAACAATATCGATTGCAGTACGATTGTATTAATCGTGGAAATCCTGCAGTCGAGATCGGTGATACGATTACGATTTACAATGCCTATGACGAGCCGGGTAATGCCGTAGTATATGAATATACGATGGAGTTTAACGGTGGCTTGACAGAGACTACAAAGGCCATCGGAGCAACGCTTTAGGGGGATTTATATGGCAATCGAGTATTTGAATCCAGAAGACCGATATGATATAGAGGTTTTTAACCGGAACTTCAAGGCAGTTGAAGATGCAGTCAACCACGCAGAGTTGATGCAGAATACAGTTTGGGACTCAACACAAGATGGCATCATTTCCATCACAGCCTATGACTGGGATGGGGAATTATTGGGCAATTTTGCATTTGTAAAGGCATCTGATCCAGAGACTCAAGCAGCTAATGCGCAAAAGGCAATCGATGCGTTTGTTGGCAGTGAACCCATTCAGGCAAAGCTGACCAGTCATGCCGGCTATGACTTTTTGGCATGGGTGAAAGATGATAATAGCATACCGACGTCGTATGGGAAATATGCGGATTTAGTCAATGATATCAGGGAGTTGACGATAAATGCGGATGATATTGCAGATTTTGGCAGTATGACAGAGAGCTGTGTCGTTCGAGCAGCATATACCACAAATGATAATATTGTTTTGGGGCCAACGCTTTCAGAACGCGAGTATTCCATAACAGTTGACCGATTTGAACGAACGTATTCTTCAAGTTCATATTTTACAGTCTATGCGACTATTCGGAGGGAGAATGTCCCCCGAATGGTAATGGGAGTTATGGTTGCAGAAGAGTTTTTTGCATATGGAATTAACGCCACTGGTGATAAGTACGCGAATACCATTATGAATACTGATTTGATAAAACTACGTGGTTCTGACGTAGAACAAATTAAGGTTACAGTCTCTTGCTATCCAGCTGTACCAGCCACGGGGAAAACGCCAGAAGAGAACGTATCAACCGTTGCTGCTGGGGTGCATAGAGTTCAAATCTATCTTCGTGATAGTTTTCAGTCACCTTTTTCTGCTTATCCATCTTATCAATCATCAAGTAGCAGAGGGTTTTGTGGCCCATTTTCTGCAACTTTTACAAGCAAGCAAATCAGGAATAGCGCGACCGCTCAAACTACAGCATTGGTAAACGTCTATGATAATGGGACATTTTCTCAATATGGTACAGCGGCATCAATTTACAACGATTTTTGTAGATTTGATTCTACAAATTCTTGGACTTCTGCATTTACTGCTATAATAATTCGACAACTTGGAATCCCGCCTTCTACATCAAGTAATGCTGTGAGAAATGCATCATATTCTCGTTGGCAAGAACTTGGGAAGCCCAATTTTTCCTATCCAACTTTTGATTTTGCAACATTGTATTACATACTTTCTGGGGAGGAGTATACCAATGCTGAAACTACAAACGATGGAGAAATTTAGTGTTGCAATATGCAATCAAAATTTTCTACTGATTGCACAACACTTGGAGGCGATTACCAATGCGCTTCAAAGACATTGAGATATATCCAAATGATTGGTTAGGTACTATCACCCACAGTGATATGATGGCGAATGATTTCCCTGTTATTGTTGATAGAACAGAAGAAGATGTCAGGATGATTTCAACGCTGAATAAAAAGCGGTACGACGATTTGACGCCAGAGCAGAAGAAAGAATGGAATGGCGTAGTCAAAGGTGCTTATAATGCCAGCGATATGAACAGAGTTGGACAAGCAGAGCAATATTTGGCCGAGCTGCTGCATGAGGCAGGGTACACGGTTAATGTCACACCAAAAACAGATTGGAAGATGGAAGATTTCCCTTATCTGCCGCAACTGATACAAATACGGTCTGATTCTATGTCTATAAATAGGGCAATGTCTGGAACAACAGGTAGTTTTCATCCTGGTGCACTTATCAGACTTGGGTTTGAGACAGCGAATAAAATTGAGCAGTATTTACTGGAAGCGTATAAGAATTTTCAACTTATGCAGCGAGGCTATTATTACAGTGGGGAGCTTTTCAGTGGGGAGGTTTAAGACATAAAAGATAGAATATCGAGATATCCCAAAAGAGTAACATTGACACCGGTAGAAGGACAAGAAAATACATACGATCTAATTCGAGCAGATGAGCCGATTGAAGAGGGAACGCCGCTGAACAAAGCGACGCTTCTTTCAGATGATACAGCAGCTTTGCTAGGCCTAAGTAGCAATGCGACAGTCAGTGATGCATTTTCTACGATACAACAAGCATCTGTAAAAATGGAAATATTATCGTATTTGGGAAATGGGCAATATGGTTCATCTAATCCTAATAGTCTTACATTTAGTTTCACTCCATACCTAGTATCTCTTATAGCATATCATAATACAGATAATACTAGTTGTAAAATGTTCCCTAATGGACCTAATGGTTACAGAAATACGCGAACATTATTTACACTTTTAACCGAAACTTATTCTAAAAATTATGAGTTTGATGCAAGTAGTAACAGTAATGGCAGTGTACAATCTTGTTATATGAAAAGAGTTGGAAATACTTTGTATTGGTATAATACAAGTAAATCTGATTACCAATTTAATACTTCTGGTATTACTTATTATGTTATGGCAATTGGAAAATAAGGTGAAAATAATATGTTGGAAATTATGATCGCAATCCTTAGTGGAAGTGCTTTAGCAGCCTTTGTAAACCAGGTGGGAAATGCCCTACTCTGGAAACGGCAGCGCAAGGCAGCACTGGACGACCAAGGCATTACCCGCATGGACAAGCTGGAAGCCGGCATGATGGCGATGATGCTAGATCGTATCCAGTATCTGTGCAAAAGTTACATAGAGGACCAATCCATCGACGTAGATGACCGGCGACGCCTACATATCATGCATGAGTGCTATCATGGCCTGGGCGGTAACGGCGATCTGGATACGTTAATGGAAGACGTCAATAAATTACCAATCAGATGAAAAAAGGAGAATGAACATGAAAGAACTAAAGAATAACCGATTCCATACTATGAGAAAAGAGCTGGCGAAGATTAGCAAGGAAAGAAATGTAGACATTGACACGGCCGTCTC